ATGACTGCAAACGAAAAGATCGCCGTCGTCCTTCTCTCGGGCGGGCTGGATTCCATGGTGACCGGCGCCCTGGCTCGCGAGCAGGGCTTTCGCCTGCATGCGCTTTCGATCGATTACGGTCAGAGGCACAGGCGCGAACTGGAGAGCGCTTCGATCATCGCGGGGAAACTGGGCGTGGAGCGGCACGTGCAGTTGCCACTCGACCTTCGCCAGTTCGGCGCCTCTGCACTTACTGACGACATCGACGTGCCCAAGAGCGGTGTGGGTGAGGACATTCCCGTCACCTACGTTCCGGCGCGCAACCTGCTGTTCCTTGCCCTGACGACGGCATTTGCCGAAAGTTCGGCGTCGAGCGACATTTTCATTGGCGTGAACGCGCTCGACTATTCGGGCTACCCGGACTGTCGCCCGGAATTCATCGCCAGCTTCGCGGAAACCGCGCGCCTGGGGACGAAACAGGGTGTCGAAGGGCGACCCTTCGAAATCCACGCGCCCCTGCAGCATATGACCAAAGCGGACATCGCCTGCGAATGCGATCGGCTCGGCCTCGATCCCGCGTGGAGCTGGTCATGCTACGACCCCGCGCCGGACGGACAAGCCTGCGGTCTATGCGACAGTTGTCGCCTTCGCCTGAAAGGCTTTGCCGAAGCGGGGGTGGAGGACACCACCCGCTATGCGGCCAAGCCGGACTGATCGCGTCAGCTGCGGGAGAAGACGCCGCAAGCCACGCGGCTGCCCGCTGCGCCTGCCGGGTCGGTCATGTAGTCGTCAGCGCCTTCGTGAACCACGAGAGCCGTGCCATCGGCGTCGAAAATCTGCGGGATCACCGTGGCGCTGGAACCGCGCAGTGTCGTGCTGACCGTGCCGACGCCTGCGGCAGAGACTTCGGCGTTGGGCAGGTCACCAAGGTGCGCGCCCTGCGGGTTCTGCGTACCGTGCTGGTTGCCCATCGGGTTCAGGTGACCGCCGGCTGAGGTGAAGTCGCTGGCACTGCAATCGCCGGTCGTGTGCAGGTGGACGGCGTGGGTGCCTTCGGAAAGGCCATCCAGAGACACCGACACCATCACTTCGTCGTTCTGCGAATAGAGCATGGCCGTGCCGACATCGTTGCCCGAACGGTCCTGAATCATGGCGCTGCCGATTTCCATGGCTTCCTGCTCGTAAGGCGTGGCGCAGGCAGCGGTGGCGAGAACGGCAAGTGCGGCGAGGGGAAGGGTGTGGCGGTGCATGGCGTTTCCTTTGAACTGCATTCCCCTGTCTTACGCATCAGGCCGCCAAAGTTTCCGTCACGCGAGGGGCAGGATGCCCAGCGTCACCATTTCCGAAATCAGATCCTCGATTGCAGCGCGCGCTTCCGCGTCGACGGTGCTGCCGCCATCGGGAACGGAAACAGGGGTTGCCCGATGCCAGCCCTCGGCGAAGCGCGCCATGCCGCCTGCTTCCTTGTCGAACAGCGTCATGCCTTCGACCGGGGTGAGAAACAGCCAGCTGCCACCTTGCCGGCAGGCGATGGTGCCTGCCTGCTCGGCCCAGTCGCCGGAGGGCTCTGCGCCGACGATCCAGCATTCGCCGTCGGAGGGAGTAACGGGCGGCACGCTGGCCTCGCCCTCGACGACGATATGCAGCAAGGCATCGAGGAGGGCGAAAGCCTCGTTCACGGTAAATTCCTTCTGCGCCTGCGCGGCAAAAAGGTTCGGCAGGCCGTGGCGCGGGGTAGAGGAGGTGAAAGCGAAGGGATCGGACATAGAGTTAGCCTTAGTCGAGTGCGGTCAGGAAAAGGGGTTTGGATCGGGCGTGGGAGCCGACTTGCAACACCCACAATGGCTTGCCGGGATGTTCTCCATGGAGCGCGGCAAGATCCGCAGCACCGATAGCCAGCCAAGGTTCTGAGGTTTCCCAGGTCACCACCGGCGCGTCGGGATTACCCAGACCCACTTCGTAGCGCTCGGCCTGCTCGTTCAGCGGCACGTCCACCGTGCCACTCCAGCCCCAGCTGCCACGCGAACGGCGGGTCCAGCGCAGCACAAGGCTGCCATCGCTATCGCGGACGGCGCGGCCGTGCACGGGCGTGAGTGGCTCGCGGCTTCGCCCTGCAGCCATGATCGGCGCGACCACGGCTTCGTTATCGGCAAGGCCGATCGCAGCAATCACACGACTGTCAGAGACTTCGCTCGGCTGCAATGCAATCGGCTTGCGGTCGAGCAGGATGAAACCCGCCCCGGCAGGCGTGCCACCAGCGGCGACGTGTTCCGTACCCCCGCGACCGCGAAGGAGTCCTGAGAGAAGCCATTGGCCTCCGCCTAGGTCCTCCGCATGACAGAACTGGATGATTTCCTCTCCGACCACCGCGCGGTTTGCGCCGCTCGCAAGGTCGTCCGGCGTGGCCGTTGGCAGGACGAGGTCCGTTGCGTCCAACAGAACGTCCAGAGTCGCCTGCCGATCGATGAACAGGGCGCTGCCGGGCGCAAGGGCGGAGGACGTGGTACCGGTTATGCTGCGCCGCGTGCCAGTGCCGCCGATAGGCACGAGGCTGCCGCCACGCTCGGCGTAGAGCGTAGCGCCGGTCCACCCGGACGTTGCCGAGCTGGGTGCGGCGAAGACCTGCCGCTGGTCCATGCTGCCTTCACCGTCCCAGGGCAATTCGACTGCGCGCAAGGTCGTGGGGCTTGCGACCGCGTCCTTGGGACTGGCGGGCGTGCCGGGGTCGGTCGGCGTCTCGGCGCCGCGCAGATAGGGCAGGCGGAGCAGTTCAAGCTCCAGCCCGTTCTCGCGCCATTCCCACGCCTCGATCCGCCACTTGCCGGACTTGCCCGGCACGGTGACGATCTGACCGGGGCCGATTGCCGGATCGAGCTGGGCCACGCGGTAGGCCATGCGCTCCTGCGACCAGCCAGCGCGTTCGGCGGCGTCGTCTGCCAGTTTGCGAGCTTTCGTCGCCGCAAGTGCTCCGGGAAATTCCACGATGCGGCTGCGACCGGCCTGTGCCCGCCCGCCCGCCCGTTGCAGACCTGCCTGGTAATCGCGGTCGACGTCGTAATAACGCAGGCCGCCGGGCAACTGGACCGCGTCTGCCCGCCGCTGGCTGGCGCGTCCGGACACGGCACCGAAACTCTCGCGCGACAGGTCCACCGCAGCTTCGGGCAACCGGGCGACGGGTTCGCCCGCCGGATGACCGTCGAAGAACGTCAGCCGCGTCCCGCTGGCATCGCAGGCGAGGGGATAGACCCGGTCGACCGAATCGAGCACCGCCTGAAGCGGGCCGCCGGAGTCGGAATAGCCTTGCAGGCCTGGCAGCACGCGGTCCGCAGAGCCCGTCGCGATGGCGGGCGAAACTATGGATTGCAGGCTCACCGCGCCATCGTCAGCCACGATCTCGAAGGTAAGAGCGGGAATGCGGTTGCCGAAGTCGCCCAATTGCAGGTCTTCGAACACGCAATAGGCCAAGCCCCGGAAGGCAGGGCAGGCCGCGCCCTTGTCGGCCGCGATCAGCGGGTCGGGCTGCTGGTCGCCGTGGCCGGAATGGACGCGGAACGTGCCGCCCACCTTCAGGTCGCCCGCGCTTCCGCGCAGCAGGTTTCCGTCCGCCCAGATGCGCCGGACAGTGGCAACCGGGCGGCTCGCCAGAGCGACCGCGAACGAGGTGGAATAGCTGTAGGTGGTGACAGAGGGCTGACCTTTGCCGCCGCCTGCTTCCTCGCTGCTTTCGACGAGGTCGGTAGCCCAGATGATCGTTCCGGCAGCGCGCATGGTGCCGAAATGGCGCGGCACGGGTGTGCCGTAGCTGGAGGTGGTGACGCTGAGTTCCTGCAGGCGTGGGCCTTCGCGGTCTGCGGGGCCGAACAGCGCGCCGTCGATCTGGCTGCCGAGCAGCGAGCCCAGCGCACCGCCTAGCGGTCCGCCGATGGCCGTGCCGACGGCAGTCAATACGAGAGTAGCCATGGAATATCCTTCAGTTGCCGGTCAGGCGCCAGCGGGCGACGACTGGCCAGGGCAAGGGCGCCGGGCTTTCCACCACGCGCCCCAAACCGGCATGGGCATGGATCAGCGACGATCGGGGGCCGACAATCGCGAGATGGAATTGCGCGGTCGAGGGGCGAAGCAGGACGACATCGCCGGGCCGCGTGCCACCTTCATGCGGAACCAGCCCGGCAGCGGGGAGCAGGCGGGCAAAGTGTGCAAGATCGAGGTTGCGCATCGCGTAGCGCGGCACCGCAGGCGGCGTTCGCCCGATCCGCGCCAATGCTGCGTAAACAAGTCCGATGCAGTCGACGCCGGTGCCGGGATCGCGGCCAAGCAGGCGGAAGGGCGCGCCGACCATCTGCTGCGCTGCTTCGGCGAGGGCTGTCGCATCGCTCACGAGGAACTCGTGGGATAGCGCGTGAGCAAGTCATTGCCGGGCAGGAACGGCTCCCCTTGGAAATTGGCGGCGTTGCCGAAGCGATTGGCGCAGGTCTCGATGGTGTGATCGCAACCCTCGCGCAGGTAGGCGCGGTGGCCCGCTGCCAGGTCGGTTGCGATGGATTGGTCAAGCACCAGCAAGCCGCCCAGCACATCCACGACATGCATCGTGATCCCGGAATGCGGGCCGTCAATCCAGCGCACTTGCCCGTGGCGGTAGGCTTCGGCGGAAGGTCCGCCAAAGCCCACGGCGTTTCTATCTGCATCGATCAGCGAGGCATGGCCGATCCGCGTGAAGCGCGCGGGGTTCAGGCGGCACGCGGCATCGCAGAAGGCGGCACGGCACGTGGGGCTGGTGCGAGGAACGAAGTCTTCCTCCAGCGCCGCCTTGGCGGAGCGCAATTCGGCGGTGAAACCCTGATCCTCCGCAGAGATGTTCCCCAGCGTGCCGTGAAAAAGGCTTGCGCGAGACAGGCTGGTCCAGTCGACAAGGCCGATGGCCACGCGTGCATCGGCGTAGCGCCCGCTTTCGAGGTCCGCCGCCGAAATGGTATCGTGCGCAAGGATTCCCTGCACTTCCACGCTGTCCCGCTCCAGCTTCGCGGTGCGGCGGATGGCGGAGGGCAACATGCCGGGCGCTGCAAGATGGGTAACGCCGTCGAACGTGAGCGGGCGATTGTGGCTGGTGAACGCCAGCGTCACCCCGTCCCGGCGCTCGATACGCCACCACGTGGCAACGCCTTCCAGCTCGTTGCCGAAGAACACGGGCGTCATACGTCCTCGCGCACTTCGACAAGCGGCACCGAGGGGGCCTCACCTGCGGCAAAGGTAGAGCAGGAGATGTCGAGCCGGTCCTGTGCAAACCGTACGGGCACGTCGAACAGGAACCCTGCGCGCACTTCGGTTCCTTCGGGCGGGGCATCGCTCAGCACGACGCGACCACCGGCGCCCAGCGTCCAGTCTGTTGTCTCCACGCCGCCTACGCTGACCCGAATCGTTTCCGCGCGGGGGCGAGTGATCTGGCGGACCTGTGGATCGTTGCCCGCACCGTAGGACTTCGACAGCCGGAAGGTTGCGGCAAGACCGTCGCCGGTGCCGATCAGCTGGTCTGTGGGCGTGGGGCTGCCGGTAAGGCCGTTGGAGCTGAAATCGAACGGGTCCGCCAGCCTGAACCCGCGGGCGGGGCCGCGGCGGGCACGGAAGAATTCCAGCAGCACGCCCAGCTCGGCCTCGGACCTGAGGCCGGGACCGACATCGTAATGCATCCGCGCGTCGCTCCACTGACTGTTGCGCCGTTCGAAACCCGACGCGGTGAGCGAGATGGAGGTGGAGAATTCGGGGCTGGCGGCGGTATCGCGCCCCAGCGCCAGCGGGTAGAGCACATCGTCGAAAGCTTGCAATTCGTCCTCCTGGGATTGGGTCAGGCGCACGTATCCGTCGCGCAGGACCTGGGGCATGGCCCATACGAACTGGCGCGGAACGCCGCGTTCGATGGCTTCGTCCACGCCGTCGTCGATCAGCTGCCAGAATGCGTCCGCGTCGGCCGGGTCGAGCACGAAGCCGGATAGGTAATCCTGCACGGCCAGCGGGTAGCCGAGCCGTTGCTGCACTTCAGCGTAGGCCCTCAGGCGCCGGGCTTCGGCTCCCGTGGTCAGCCAGTCGTAATCCTCGAGCTGAAGCCGTTCGTAGGCGGGATAGGCCCAGTCTGTCGGCATGTTCGCGCGCCGCAATTCCGGCCATTTCGGGTCGAGCACGGTAGGTGTGAATAGCAGCAGATAGACCTGCGCCGCCTCTCCCGCCGTCGCCTTAACCGTGTCGCGGATCGCCTTGGTGGCATTGGCAAGGCGCTTTCCGGCCCAGTCGAGGTGGTTGAGCTGCGCTTGGTCCAGCGTCGCGGTGAGGTCCGGAATGTCAGGCGCATCGGGCACAAGCCGCCGGGCGTCCTCGTCATAGATGCACAGCTTGCCTTCGGGCGTGATCCACCACCACGGTTCGCCGATCTGGAAATGCACCGGCAGTCCTGCGTCCATCACCTGCCGGACAAGCGCCGTCGCGACCTTGTGAAGGAAGAACATGCCTTTCGAAAGCGGGGTGATAAGCGTGGAGGGCGGGTCCCACCCCGTCAGCGCCAATTCGCCGTCGTAGGTGCGCTGGCCCCATTCGGGCGGGCAATGCTCGGCAAACAGTTCAAACGAAAGCGAGACGACCGGCTCGAAACCGAATTCCACGCAGCGGGCGAAGAAATCCTCGTGCCAGGCGATGAACGGCTGGCACAGCACTCCCGTCGGTTCTGCCTGCAACTTTCCCTGCTTTCGCGTGAGCCTGTAGTAATGGCTCATGCCGACGTAGTGGACCAGCGCATCGCGGTAGCCCAGTTGCATGATGCCGCGCATCATCCGGGCAGGCGTGAGGTTGTAGCTGTCGTCGTAGGCGGTGCACATATGCAGGCCGTGCGGCGGCACGATCACGTCGCCGATGGTCAGCATGGCGCGGTCGCCGTCGCAGTTGATCTCGGTCAGCTCCACCCATCCGTTGCTGCGGGCGAAGAGCAGTCCCGCGGCGTCGGGATCGTAGGTCGGGGCCACCAGAGAGATGAACATGCGGTCTATGTCGCCGGGCGCCACCGCGTCGCCGTCTGCCAACCATCCTTCGCGCAGGGCCGAGAACGGCAGGTTCACGCTCGCATCCTGCGGCGTTCCCTCGGCGTAGTTCCACAGCCGCACATACCAGCTACGCGCGGTTCCCGAAGCATCGCGGCCTTCGATAGTCAGCGTTGGCCCGTGCACCGCATCCAGTGGCAGAACGCCGTCGGAACGCCAGCGGAAGCTGAGCGTGGTGCGCGAATAGTCGCGGTCGGTATCGTAGGAGAGCAGCGGGTGGTCGAACCGGTCCTCGCTCTCCCAGATCAGCCCGACCAGCCCGCCCGCAAGCTGCAGTTCGAGATCGACCCGCAGCGAATCGGGGCCGGTGGAGACCACGCTGGCCATGTCGCCGCGCGGGAAATCCACGGTCCAGAAGCGCGGGTCGAAGCGCTGGATGAAATCGGTGTCCTGCCCATTGCGTTCACGGGCGAGCCAATAGGCCATTACCTGTCTCCCTCAGCCTTCTCTCATTGCGCGGGCAACGGCGCTTGCGACCTGGCGGGAGGAGCGTTGCAGCATCACCGGCGCATCGGTGCCGCGCGGAGCGGCGAGGTTGATCGAAACGCGCACATCGCGCCCGCCACCCGGTTGCGGAATGCCGGCCTCGACGCGGCCTGCACTGGTGGGCACGAACAGCTCCGGCCCGCGCTCGCCGACGAGATAGGCACTGCCAGGCGCGACGGGACCGCCGGTGGCGCGGCCGGGCAGACCGAGGACCGAACCGACGAGGCCGTTCAGCAGCGAGCCCAGCCCGCCTGCGCCGCCGCCCTGCCCCTTTCCGAACAGGCTGCCGATGCCGGACTGCACCGCTTGCGCTGCGATCTGGTTCATCGCGTTGAAGGCCACGTCCTTCAACTCGTCGAAGCCCAGCTTGCCGCGCCGGATAGCGGACAGCAGGCCGCGCTCCAGGACGTTCCCGGCGCGGGAAAAGCCGTCGAGCAACGAGGTGTCGAGGCTGGTGCGCATCGATTCCACGTCGGCGCGAAAGCCGGCGGTGCTGGCGCGCACGTCCACCATCAGGGTTTCCACGGTGTCATCCATTGCTGTCTTGCTCCAGGAGACGGTCGAGGTCGGCGCGGCTCATGCCGTCCGCTTCGCCATCGGGGGTTTCGAAAATGCTGGCGAATTCGCGCGGCGTGGCTTGCCAGAACCAGTGCGGCGGCCAGCCGAAGAGGCGCGCGGCCACACCGGCAAGGCGCCGGGCATGGTCGCCGAACCGCTCGTTCATGACCGGCCTTGCAGGATCTGCTTGAGCAGTTCGCGCAATGGGCCGGAGGCTGCGGCAAGGCCCATGGCCATCACCGCCTCGCCCATGACATTGCGCGAGATGCTTTCGCGCCCCTCGCAGCAATGCCAGAACAGCGCGGCGATTTCCGCCAGCCGCAACCGGCCCTCGCTGGCGCGTTCGACCAGGGCGAACAGCGGGCCGAGTTCGTCCTCTGCCGCCACCAGCGCGGCGAAGGTCGGGCGCAGGACGCGAACCTGCCCGGCGACGACCAGGGCAGCCTCGCCGCGTTCGGGATTGGCTGTCTGGCTCATGCGGGGATCACGGCTCCCGAGCTTTCCAGCTGCAGCGTGTAATTGCGCTCGCCGTTGAAATCGCCCGCGTAGTCGAGCCGCTGGACGAGGAAGCGACCGCGCAGCTTCGCGCCGTCCTCGAACGACAGTTCGAAATCCTCGATCGTGCCTGCCAGCGCATGGGCGCGGATCGCGGCTTCGGCATCGCTGCCGAGGAAAATGCCTGCCGCGCTGACGGAGACCGAGCGGGTGCCCGCGCCGGAGAGCAGGTCTCGCCAGCCGCCCGACTGCTTGTGCGTCACGACCACGGCATCGCCGTTGATCGACATCTGGGTGGTGCGGAGACCGGCGACGGTTTCATAGGTGGGCGGCTGTGCGCCGTCCCCGATCTTGAGAAGGAAGGCGCTGCCTTTCTGGGCTGTCATGGGTGTTTCTCCGGTGTTGGGGTCAGGCTTCGAGGATGCGGAAGCGGTATTCGATCAGCACCGCACGCGTGTTGCGCGGGCGCTGTTCAGCGCGGGCGCGCAGGAAAGTGGTGCTGGCCAGTTCAAGGCCGGGATGCTGGCGAGGCAGACTCTCGATACGCTCCTCGACCTGCGAGGCGATGGCCGAGGTTTCCGCCGCTGCATCCCCGCGGGTCTGCAGCTCCAGCGCCACGCGAACCTCGCGTCCGCGCCGGGTCTTCGTGCTCCAGTCGGTGCTGGCGCTGGCGGCGATGCCGAGCCATGGCAGGCTGGCGCGCGAGGGGGCTTCCTCGGCAACGTCATTCAGCGTGGTGGAAAGGACCGGGTCGCTCGCCAGCCATTCGATCAGGATCGTGCGCAGCAGGCTTTCCATCTAGCGGGTGTCCTTCATCGTATCGGGCCAGAGAAGGCGCGCGTCGCGCCAGCGCCAGGGATCGCGCTGCTTTTCGCGCAGAGTATTTTCGGCGCGGGCTTCGGCCTTGATGCGGGCGCGGGCGGCAAGGCGCCGGGCGAGGGCGGCAAAGCCGTTCGTCGATGCCTCGATCATGCCAGCCGCATCCGGCGCCAGGGCTGCCAAAGGGCTGCGACCGCACGCGGTGGGGCGTGGTTCGCCTCCCCGGAATCGCGGTCGCGATACTGGTGCGCGGCGAGGCGGATGATGCCGTGGCGCAAACCTTCGGGAAGGCTTGCCCAGTCAGGCGCAAGCCCCGCATCGAAGCGCACCACGATGCGGCTTTCGGCAATTGCGCGCGTCAACCGGACCCGGCCACAACCTTCTGCGGTAATGTCGATCAGGTATCCGTCCACCGGCAGCGGGAAGCGTGTTCCGTCGGACGCCAGGCGTTCGACACCGGTGATGGACACGACGGGCGCGGCGGCAATGCGCTGCCAGTCGTAACGATCGGGCAGCACTTCCTCGCATCCCGCCTCCAGCGGAATCAGCCCGGTAAAGGCCTCGCAGGTGTCGAGCGCCGCGCGCAGCAGGGCCGTGAGGGTATCGTCGTCGCGGGTGGTGGTAATCGCGAGCCAGTCTTTCAGCTCGGCAAGCGCCGCGTCCGCCAGCAGCGGCGGCACGATCATAGCTCGCTTCATTTGGTTTTCCTTTTGTGTTTCGATTGCGCCTCCGCGCAATCGTCCTCGGCGGATTCTTGTTTCATGCGCCCATCTCCGTGGGCGCGTCCTCGGTGCTATTCGCTCCGCTTCGCTGCGCGGCACCTGCGGGCTGCGCGGTCGCGCGCTGTCGGTCGCTGGTCGCGACCGAAATAAGTGCAGTGTCGACACGGAAGTGCGGGACACGGTCCGCGACTAGCGGACCGCAAGGACGAATGGCCGCCCGCAGCGGGCGCCGCTATGCTGCGCATCTAGCGAGGACGCTCCGACGGAGGTCGGAGCGAAAAACAAAGATGCCCGCCTGCCGGAGTTGGGGAAGGGAGAAACTCAACGGCAGGCGGGCTAAACGGGCGGCGGCATGTTCCTCGCCGCCCGCTGGTCGAAGCGTCAGATGGCGCGCGCTTACGCTTCGATTTTCAGCAGCTTGATCGCCGAGCTGTCGAGCACCTGGCCGCCCACGCGCTTCGTGGCGTAGAAGTGCACGAAGGGCTTGTTGGTGAACGGATCGCGCAGGATCTGCGTGGCGCTGCGTTCGGCGATGATGTAGCCGGCCTTGAAGTTGCCGAAGGCGATCGGGAAAGCGCCGCCTGCCACGTCCGGCATGTCTTCCGCTTCGATCACCGGGTAGCCCAGCAGGCGATCCGGCTGGCCTTCCACCAGGCCCGGCTGCCACAGGAATGCACCGTCGCTGGTCTTCAGCTTGCGCACTTCGGAAAGCGTGGCCGAGTTCATCACCCAGCTTGCACCTTGGCGATGCCCCGCCTTCATTGTGTGCACGAGGTCGATCAGGCGGCCCTCGGGATTGGCGTCGAAGCCGTCCGCATCGCCCGAACCGATGTACTGCACCGAGCCGAACGGACGCACGGCATCACCCGCCATCGAGGTCGGCGAGGCGAGGAAGCCGCGCGGCTGGTCCACGCCAGAGCCATTGACGAAAGCAGCACCTTCGGCGCGGGCGAATTCCATCGCCACTTCGCTGGCGAGCCAGCCTTCGAGGTCGAACGCGGCATCGTCCAGCATGGACTGGCTGGCGGCCGGGTTGGCGTAGAGCTCACCCGTCGGCGGCGCAATTTCGGCGAAGTTCGGGGCATCGGTTTCCGGGCGCGGGGCGCTCTCGCCGACCCAGCCCGACGCGGTGCCGCCGGTGGTGACGAGCTTGCGATAGCCCGCAGAGCCGACTTGCACCACCTGCGCGATCTGGCGGATGGGGGAGATTTCCTTCAATTCGCTCGCGATCATCGCATCGATCTCGCGCGGGACGGCATAGCCGCCATCGGCGGGGCTGGAGCCGGACATCGACTTCAGTTCTGTCTCACGGCCACGGCGCAGGTAGCCATCGACGAAGCCTTTGACTTCGGCGCTCGGTTCGGTGGCACCAGCATTGCCGATAGCCGGACGCGCGGCGGCCTTGCCGATCCTGTCGATCCGGGCTTTCACCTCGTCGACGTCCGAACGCAGCACCTTGATCGCTTCGTCGGCCTTGTCCTGGCGGGCGACGATGTCGAAGCTGTCGTTGAGCGTGTCGGTATTCAGAGGGGTTTCGATCTGGATATCCATGTATTTCCTTTCGGTGGGGGAGAGTAATCTTCGGGCGCGAAGCGACCGCAAGCGCGAACGCGCGTCGGCCGGTCAGGCCGGAAGCCAAGGCTGCGGACGCAGCCGCCGGCGCTTGAGGCTAAACAAACAGGTGGACTCGCGCATTCGGTTGCAGGGGGTGGGTGACGAGGCTGACTTCGAACAGGTCGATATCCTCCAGCACGCGCCCGGCTGGCCCGCGGCGGTATCCGCGGGCGCGGTAACCGAAGCTAAGGCCGTTGGTGCGGCGCGAGAGGAGTTCCTGGCTGGCGCGGCTGTCAGGGTTGTCTATGCGGGCGATCACCCTCAGGCCGCGCGCGTCTTCCTGCGCCAGTTCGACGGTTCCGATCGGCTGGTCCGGGTTGTGCTGCCAGTAGAGCGGGAGCGGTTCCTTCCGCTCCGCCAGCGTGCGGGCGAAAGCGCCTTTCACGATCACGTCCTTCGCGCTGTCGGCAATGTCGAATAGGGCGGCGTAACCCGCGATACGGGTCAACGCAGCAGCTCCGGCACGCCGATGCGCACGGCGATGCCGATCAGCAGCAGCGCCATCAGGCCGCGCACGCACCATTCTATCACCGCCTTGGATGCGCTGGCCTTCGCCGCGCGCCAGGCGCTCAGCAATTCGCGCAGTTCGTCGAGATCGTCGTGCGCGCCCTCGTCGTCGAGGCCCAGCTTGTCGAGCACGCGTTCCGCGCCCAGTTCGCTCGATTCCTCCACGATGGCGCGCAGCGTCACCAGGTCCGCGCCGGTATCGATCGCCTGGGCCACCAGCCCGGCGAGCATGTCTTGTCGGTTCATGTGTTGTCTCCAGCAGGCGCCGAAGCCGGGGCAAGACCAAGCATCGCGCGCTTCTCGTCAGCGGTAAGGAAGTCGGCCCCGCTCACCTGCGACCACAGCTTCTCGCGGTCCTCCGCCAGCGCGGGCACTCGGTCGAGATCGACCGACAGCGCGAGGTCCGGAAACCACGGCGAGAGGCCCTGCGAGAGGCCGTCGAGGATCTTGGCCGCCAACGGCAGCAGGGTGAGCCGCCACAGCGCGCGGTTGGCCTCGCGGTAATTGGAATAGGTGTTGTCGCCCGGCAGACCGAGCAGCATGGGCGGCACACCGAAAGCGAGCGCAATGTCGCGCGCAGCCGCCGCTTTCAGTTCGGCAAAGTCCATGTCGGCGGGCGAGAGGGACAGGCTCTGCCACTTGAGGCCCCCTTCCAGCAGCATCGGACGGCCCGCGTTGCCGCCGCCCTGGTAGGCGCTGGAAAGCTCTGCCTTCAGCCGGTCGAACTGGTCGGCCGTGAGGCCAGCGGTGTCGCTGCCGTTGTCATAGACCAGTGCGCCACTGGGCCGCGCCGCGTTCTCCAGCAGCGCGAGGTTCCAGCGCGCGGCCTCGTTGTGGATCGCCACGGCCTGTTCGGCAGCAGAAAGGCAGCCCGCGCCGTAGTGATCGTCCGCCGGGTGGAAAGCCTTGAGGTGGATGAGGCAGGGCCAGCCGTCCTCGTCCTCCACCGGAATGTCGCGGGTCATGTCGCCCACGCGGTAGCGGTAGCCGACGGGCCAGCCATTCTCGCCCTGCACGACCGAGACCCGCTCGGGCCGCAATGCGAACAGCGAGGCGGGGCGATTGCCCACGCCTTTTCCGATCTGCACGAAGGCATTGCCGTGCAACAGCAGGTGCGCGGCAAGCGTTTCCATCAGCGATCCGCCATCCTGCGCGGCGCGCAGCATCACGGCGATCTCCGGAGCAGTGTGGGACAGGGGCGCATTGCCTACCCCCTCCGCCACGATCCGCACCGCCCGCTGGGCGACCGGATTGTCGAGAAACGCGTGGCGCACGGCGGAGCGATATTCGAACGGCTGGCGAGCACCGCCGCGCTCGTGCGTCCACCCCCAGGCGGAATGAAACCCGCGCCCGATAGGCACGGCTGTAGCTCCGCCACCGCCCTTGAAGGCGGCGCGGAGGCTGTCGAAGAATGACATCGTGTTTCCTTTGTCTAGTGGCCTAGAGTTGTCGGACAGCAGGCTCGCCCCGCTTGCCCAGCATCAGTTCCGTCATTGCCCACACCAGCGCATCGGCCCTGTCAGGCGAGCGCCCCGGTCCTTCGTAGCCGCCGCCGGCCATCACGCCGCACAGTTCGTCTTCCAGGGGCGGGAAGGTGCCCACGTGGTTCACGCGGCCTGCTTCGTAGAGCGCGGCGACGGGTTCGGCGCGCGCGCTTTTGCCGGTCCTGGCGTGGACCAGTTTCAGCGGCATTTGGCAGTCGGCGGCGCGCAGCACGCTTTCCACCATCGCGCCACCCTGGTTGGCCTCGGCCACCACGCGGTCGGCTTTCCAGGCAATCGCGGCGGCGGCCACGGCGCGTGCCCAGCGTTCGGGGCTGGGGCGCTCCACGCTGGCATCGGCCAGCACCTTGGCCTGCCCGCTCTCTGTGACAGCGCAGACCACGATCCCGCAGGCATCGCCGCGCGCGCTGGCGGGCGGGTCCACGCCGATCACGGTGCGTACGCGCTGCTCCAGGCACAAGGTCTCGCGGCACTGCTCCAGCATGGAGCGGGACCACAGCGCGCCCTCGACATCGGCCAGCAATTCGCCGTCCAGCTCCTGCCGACCCAGCGCGCTGCCACCGTATTGCCCGCGAATGGTCTGGATAAAGCCCGTGGGGAGGTGGTCAACATTGTCGTAAGTGCTGCCCCGCGTCACCACCACGCCGGGGTCCCGCTCCTGCTCGATCAGGCGGCGCATGATCGGCACCGCGCGCGGGGTGGTGGTGGCGAGGACTTGCGGGTTTTCACCCAGGCGCAGGCCCATTTGCAGGTTGTCCCACGTCTTCATCGCGCGCTCCGAAGAATTATCCCATTTGGCAATTTCATCACACCAGGCATAACCATGTTGCGGGCCGCGCAGGCTTTCCGGCTCGCTGGCGGAATAGAGTGTTGCCTGCGCGCCATTGGGCCAGGTCAGCCGCCGTAGAGAGGGTTCGAATTCCGGCCCGTCCGGGTAGAGGTGGCAGGCAAGGATGCCGCTCTCGCCTTCCACCATCACGGCGCGCGCTTCCGCGATGGAACGGGTGACGAGGGCGATGCGGGCATCGGGGTTGTCCTCCGCCACGTGGCGCACCCATTCGGCCCCGGCGCGGGTCTTCCCAAAGCCGCGCCCGGCACAGATCAGCCACAGCCGCCAGTCCTGTGCAGGCGGCATCTGTTCGCGGCGCGCCCAAAGCGGCCAGTGGTATTCCAGCAGGTCGCGCTCTGCCGCGTTGAGTTCATCGAGGAAATCGTAGCGTTCCGGGTCCTCCGCCTTGGCGAGCGCCTTGCCGCGCTCAATCTCTTCCATTGGCCCCGACTTCGCTAACGCCCTTTACGACGCCATCCTCCTTCAGCAGCTTCTCCGCCGCGGCGCGGCGCTCGCGCATCCGGTCCAGCTTGGCATTCAGGCCGGCGAGGACGGTGGCCTTGTCGCGGCTGCCCTGCCGGGCCTTTTCCTTGGCCGCTGCCTCGCGGTGCGCGGCCAGCAGGCGCAGGGCATTGGCAATGTCGAATTTCGTTTCGCCCGGCGGCGTTCCGAAGCGAAGCCGCTGCAGCGTTTCCATTTCCAGGTGCTCGTATCCTTCCAGCAGGGCCGCGCTCCACTGGGCGCGGAATTCGGGGTTTTCCCGTCGCCACTTGTAGACGTACGACGTCATGGCTCCGGCCTTCTCGGCGGCCTTGGTGACGTTCGAGGTTTCGGCCAGCTCTTCCAGAAAGACGTGCTTCCAGTTCTGTTTCAGGTTCTGGCCCCGCTGTTCCTTGCGCGGTTTTACGCGTTTCGACAT